ACATCTATCGCAGCCTGTACGAGCAGCGCAAGCAGTACCCCAAGAAGTCCGCTGAATCAGCCATGTTGAAGCTGGCGCTGAACGGGGTGTACGGAGACAGCAACAACCAATTTTCAGTGTTCTACGACCCGCAGTTCACCATGAGCATCACCCTGAACGGGCAGTTGTTGCTGTGTCTGCTGGCCGAGGAGTTGATGACGATCCCCGAGCTTCGCCTGATCCAGATCAACACCGACGGTCTGACTGTTCAGGTGCCTCGCGCCAGCAAGCATCTGGTCGAAGGGACACGCATATGGTGGGAGATGTTGACCCGGTTGCAGCTTGAGGAAGCCATCTACAAGTCGATGATGATCCGCGATGTCAACAATTACATCGGGGTCTATGAGGACGGCAGCACCAAGCGCAAGGGTGCCTACGAGTGGAAGACTCAGTGGCACCAGAACGCCGGTGCCCTGGTGGTCCCGAAGGTAGCCGAGAAGGTGCTGGTCGAGGGTGCTCCGATCCGCGAGACTGTCGAGTCCTGGCCCGACATCATGGACTTCATGCTTCGCACCAAGGTGCCGCGCTCCAGCTATCTCCAGTGGGGTGACGTCAAGGCGCAGAACATCAGCCGGTACTACATCGCCAAGGGTGGTGCCCCACTGTTCAAGTGGATGCCGCCCCTCAAGGGTAAGACTGAGTGGCGCAAGATCGGCGTCGAGAGTGGATGGACGGTGCAGATATGCAACGACATCAAGAACGCTACGTTGCCAGTTAATTTTGACTGGTATGTCAATGAAGTGGAGAAACTATGTCTGAGTCTAGCCTGAACAAACAAGTCGGCGGTGGTCATTACAAAGACTTTACCATCCAACCCATCGAGTTCATCCACCTCAATGGGATTCCGTTCATCGAAGGTAACGTGATCAAGTACCTGTGCCGGTGGCGCGAGAAGAACGGATTGCAAGATCTTGAGAAAGCCAAACACTATATCGAACTGCTGATCGAGTTGGAGTCCCGCGATGCTCGAAAAGCAGATCGAAGCTAAGGTCTGCGAGTACGCCAAGTCCAAGGGGCTGTTGGCGTACAAGTTCACCAGTCCTGCTCGGGCCGCTGTGCCCGACAGGATGTTCATCTGCCCCAACGGTCGCATCTTTTTCTGCGAGTTCAAGCGTCAAGGGCAGAAACCCACAGACGCCCAGGCTCGGGAGCACCAGCGACTGCGGGGTCACAAGGTCAACGTGTTCGTGATTGACAATGTTGACGAGGGTAAAGCAATGATTGATGTAATGGTGATGGGATGTTAACTCCTAATTTGTTACACGACTACCAGAAGAAGGCAGTCAACTTCCAATGTACCCATGTCAACTCGATGCTGTGGCTCGACATGGGATTAGGGAAGACGGTTATTACGTTAACATCATTGGCTCACCTTATGAACACCAAGTTTCTCCGTGGTGTCATCATCGTAGCCCCGATCCGAGTCATTCGACTGGTGTGGAAACAGGAGGCTGCGAAGTGGGAGCACACCAAGCACCTCCAATTCAGCATGGTCGCTGGCACCAAAGACCAGCGCATCCGGGCGCTGCTGCGACCGGCTGATGTCTACCTCGTGAACTACGAGAACCTGGGCTGGCTTGCTGAAACCTTACAGACCTACTTCGTCAAGAAGGATCGACCCATCCCGTTCAACGGCATCGTGTGGGACGAGATCAGCAAGATGAAGAACTCGTCCACCCAGCGAGTCAAGGCGTTCAAGCAGATCGCGGACAAGTTCGACTGGACGACTGGACTCACCGGCACCCCTGCCAGCAACGGGTACAAAGACCTGCACGGGCAGTACCTCGTCGTGGATCGAGGGGTGCGCCTGGGCACCAGCAAGACCCAGTTCCGCACCCGGTTCTACCGCAAGGTCGGCCCGTACAAAGAGGTGCCCTACGACGACACGGAGGACACGATCAAGAAGCTGATCGGGGACATCACACTCGAGATGTCAGCCGAGGATTACAACCCGCTGCCCGACCTCATGGTGAACAACATCGAGATCGAGATGCCTGACGAGTTGAGGGCCAAGTACGACGGGCTGGAGAAGGAGTTCTTCATGGTGCTCGACAGCGGCAAGGAGATAGAGGCTTTCAATCAGGCGGCACTGACCAATAAATGCCTTCAATTTTCCAACGGCGCAATGTACCCGGTGGCGGGGATGCCGCTGTGGGAGCCGGTGCATGACTTGAAGCTTGATGCGCTGGAAGAGATCATCGACGAGGCGCAAGGGTCGCCTGTCCTGTGTGCCTATGCGTACCGCAGTGACGCCGAGCGCATCATGACCCGGTTCAAGGATCTGCGCCCGATCAACCTGACCGAGTGCAAGTCCGAAGCATCGTTGGTCAACGCCATGCACCGCTGGAAGACTGGCGACTGTCGGCTCATGATCGGCCACCCGGCCAGCATGGGTCATGGCATCGACGGCTTGCAGAAGAACGGTCACCTCCTCGTGTGGTATGGCCTCAACTGGTCACTGGACCTGTACGAGCAGTTCAACGCCCGGGTGCGCCGCCAAGGCCAGGGTGTCCCGGTCATCTGCCACCGCATCCTGATGCAGGACACACTGGACCAAGCGCAGGCGATGGCGCTGGACGAGAAGGCCACCACGCAGGCAGGTCTACGAAATGCCGTGAAACAGTATCGCATGAGCAAAGGTGTGTGATACACTTGTTCCACAGCACAACGCTGGACGTAAGGAGTAACGATGGCAACCAACAAGAAACCCCGTAAAGCATACAAACCGAAGCCCAACTACGCCAACCCGTTGGAGGCGTTCGCACCGATCCGCAAGTTCGAGTCGTACCTGATCGACCTCAAGATCAAGAACCACGCTGCACTGGCTGCCCTGGTGCAGGGCAAGGCCACCAAGGACGACATGACCACGCTGATCGCGTTCAGCAACATGACCGAGGCGCTGTGGCAGCGCGGGTTCGGCAAGGAAGAGTACCCCGATGTGACTGTCGAGGGTCGGTTTGCAGCCCTGTCGATCATCTACCGCTACGTCAGCCATGGTCGGTTCACGCCCACCGGCCCAGAGATCCAGGCGCTCAACCTGATGATGGAGCTTCACGACGCACAGATGGAGATCTGCACCGTGCGCGATGTGACGCTGGCGATTGAACACGCTCGCAAGAAGATCGCCCAGAAGCACTTCGTCAGCCTGCCTCCCGAACTGAAGGAGGCAGCATGAGGCCCGTGAAGTACGACACCGGCTGGCGCAGGCTCGATGCGGTACTGTGCGCCATCAGTGACGGGGTTGTGGCTCTCGCCCTTGTCTCGGCTGCTGCTGCGGTCGGTCTGATCGTCTGGAGGTGGCTGTGAGTCGCCGCGACGCCAAGGGTTACACCTACACCCAGGTCAAGGTTCTCGAGCACCTGAAGCTCGTTGGACCCGCCACCACACGCGACCTGTACACCGAGATCGACCGGGGCAGGGAAGCTGTGCGCCAAGCTGTGATGGAGCTTCACGAACGCAAGAAGATCTACATCAGGGACTGGCCCTACACCGGGGTGCAACGTGCCGCGCTGTGGGCGATCAGATTGAAAGCACAGCCCGACACACCTCGCCCACCCGCTCGACCCTTGACCGAGTTGAAGCGCGAGTGGACCCAGCGTCACAAGGCGCTGCTGAAAGCCAGACGCAGTGTCAACGCTGCCCGCGGAAACCCTTTTGCCATGCTGATGAGGTGAATCATGAAGTGCTGTAACGACGAGTGCAATCAAGGACGCAATTGCCCCAACCACGATGATGAGGGTGTGATGAGCGTGTTGCAGTTTGTGGCGATCCTGATCATCAGTGCCATCTTTGCGCTGATCTGGGTAGTGATTCGGGGTGGCATATGACCACCACCGACAAAGACTACGCCGAGCTGCTGGCCCGGCTGGGTATCAAGCCGAAGGCACCTACGGCAGCGGAACTGCTGGAAGAACTTGGAGAAGCGACATGGTGACATTACGACAAGCCGCCGAGCAGGCGCTGGAGGCGCTCAAGGCATTTCAATACCGCAGCGAAGGTTGCGTGCAGCCCGATTTTGTCGATGACGCCATCACCGCCCTGCGCCAAGCCCTTGAGGCCGAGCAGCAGCCCGAGACCTGCAAAGCCTGCGGAGAGGGTCAGGCCGATCTGGCCGTGCTTCGCATCTGCGACAAGTGCGGCAGCGAGTATTCCAGTCAGGCTGAGTTCGATCTGGCAATGCGGTTGCGGGCCGAGCAGCAGGATGAGCCGTTTGGCTATTTCAAAGCTGAACCGTTTGGCTGGACTGACTGCGCCGAAACCGACGAAGCCGCGGTCGCACTATATGAACGACCGCATCAGCCAGCGCAGCAACCGCTGACGGATGAGCAGATTTTGCGGCACATCACATGCTCTCCACTGGAGCGAGCAATGTTTTTGCGCTTCGCCCGCGCCATCGAGCGTGCCCATCACATCACAGGAGAAACGAAATGAGCAACACCGATCGAGAACTGCTGGAGCTGGCAGCGAAGGCGGCTGGAATTGCCTTGCACCTTCCAACTGAGAACGGTGCTTGGCTTGAAAACGAAGTCGGCGTTCGATGGAACCCGCTCACCGATGACGGAGACGCGCTGCGGCTGGCTGTTAAGCTTGGCCTGTTAGTTTACGTATTACATGTGCCTGCGATCACATGCATTCGGCTGCCAGGTGAGCATATTGGAGACAAAAAGTACGACGAGGTTGTATATGAACACCATCTGTACGACCCCTATGCAGCCACCCGCCGCGCCATCGTCCGCGCTGCTGCTGAGATTGGGAGCAACACATGACCCGAGACGACATCATTCGCATGGCGAGGGAGGCAGGGTTTGATGTAGGACCCGATGAATGGCACTGGCTTGAACGCT